TTGATAACCAGTTATTTGACCTTTTACTTTTCAATATTTTATTTTGTTCCTCAATCGAAATATTTGTCCATGTTTTTGTTCCATCCACATTTGATTTATAAAGTTCTAAAATTTGATTATGTGAAATAATACCTGGGTTAACCAAGTTAATCGTTCCAACTTCCTTTTTCATTAACATATCAATCATGATAGGGATAAGCTCTGGTAAATATGTCATAGAATTAGGAATAGAACAAATATTTGGATAGGTCAATATTTTAGTCACAAAATTACGTTTACATTCTAAATCGTCTATAATCGGCATTCTTATACGAACATTCAAAACTGTATCATAAAACATATTCTTCATAAGTTTATCTGTCGTACCTTTAACGACAGAATAAGATGAACCAAAAAAATCTGGCTCATCATCTTCTGTGTATTGATATGAATGTGTTTTCATATCTCTGTTAAAAATACATCCTGTTCCTAAATAAGTCATATGTATGTTTTTAGATTTGCATACTTGCGCTATACATAATGGTGCATATAGATTATCAGTTATATTAGTGATTAACATATCTTTTTCTTCCAAAGAATCGATAGTATTTATTCCATTTGCGTGTGTTCTTCCAATTGCACAAATAACATGAGTAGGATTTACACTGTCGATTTCTGCAGTTAAAGCGCTCATATCATCACATCTACTTATTCCATTCGTAAAAGAAATGTTCTTTTCTGTCATAGTAAATATAATTTGTCTACCAATCCATCCATTTGGTCCATATATCAACACGTGCATAATCACCTATTAATTACATACTTTAAATAAAATATAATGCAAAAAAGATATCTAATTACTGGTGGAAGTGGTTTTATAGGATCAAACTATATTAACTACATTCATGAGAACGATTCAAATGCATTGGTTGTAAATATTGATAAACTAGATTATTGTGCTAGCGAGAAGAATGTTATATGTAGAGAAGATATTTCAAGGTATGTCTTCATTCATAAATCTATTTGTGACAAGTTCGCTTTGTTGAACATTTTGAATGAATATGACATAACACATGTTATACATTTTGCAGCTCAATCACATGTAGATAATTCATTCGATAAAGCGTTAGATTATACTATGGATAATGTCTATGGAACACACTGTTTGTTAGAAGCTTCAAAATTATATGAAAATTTAACACTATTTTTACATTTTTCTACAGATGAAGTATATGGTGAATCCATAAACAGTGATAAATTTCACGAAAAATCAATTTTGTGTCCTACGAATCCATATAGTGCAACGAAAGCAGGTGCAGAAATGTTAGTCAATTCATATATTTATTCTTTTAAACTACCTTGTTTAATAACACGTTGTAATAACGTTTATGGACCCAACCAATATAAAGAAAAACTGATTCCTAAATTCTTTAATTTACTAGAAAATAATGAAAGCCTTACCATTCATGGCGATGGTTCGTCCTTGCGTTCATTCATACATGTATATGATGTTTGCACTGCGATTGATTTAATTATAGAAAAAGGAGTGATAAATGAAGTATATAATATTGGTAGTAACGACGACCAAGAAATGACTGTACTTGATGTTGCAAAGTGTATATGTACCTATTATAAAGACGGTAAATACAAAGAGAAATTCAATTCATTGGAATATGTACCAGATCGCCCATTTAATGATAAGCGGTATTTCATAACTAATAATAAATTAAAAGAACTAGGTTGGAAATGTACGAAAACATTAATTGATTATGTAAAAAGTCATTAGAATTTTTCATAACACGTGATGATCTTCGGACACGAATATGTAACGTACTCAAAGAAAAAATGTGTTTATATTTAACTGATTGTGATTTCTTTCGGAACGCACAAAGGAATTATAAATATGTTGAACAGATGCAAAACTTACGGTGATAAACTTATAGTAGGTGTTTCAAGTGATTCATTAAATTATGATAAAAAACAAAGGTTATCTGTGTTTGATGAAAAAAAACATAATGGAACTAAGTAAAATAAATTTCATTCATTCATGTTGTGGTCACAAAATCATTTTGTGAAAAATGTGTTAAACAGACGTCAGTGAAGATTTCTATTTGCACAAACTTCTTCATATTAAAATAGTCTTTTCATTTCATAAAAGATTTCCAAAAAAACATTTGTTGCGTTTTTGTTTTAGTTTTTTTAATTCGTCAAAGTCCCGTTTATATACATTGTGAATTAACTCTTTTACATCATCATCAAGATCAGAAATTGTTACAGATTGGGTTGATTGATTGTGTTTGATTTCTTCATTTAATTTCAATTCAATATCTCTTTGTTCTGTTAAGTGATTGAATTCAGATGTTAAATTGTCAAAATCCAGAATGTTATCACATGTTACATTATTCTGGGCGTCATAAATAAAATCAGATTGTGGTATGAAATGACAGTTCAAACCACCTTTTTCATAATTTTTAGGAATTAAATGTTTTTTGATCCAAGAATTCATTTTTTCAGGTGTATGTTTCTCATCTTTGTGGTTTCGATATTTATATTCACTTACAATCCTATCATATGGATTTCTTAATACACAAAATGTCTCATTCTCTTTATATATTAGGTTGTTATCAAAATCTTTAGGAGGTATGTGCCAATAAGAACATTTATTGATGTCATTTTTCATTGAATTATATTCCCTATGTTTGGGTTTAAATCTCCCCCACTTTATGTTTACATCGTTTCCAATATTTTCAATTGTGGTTCCTGCATTTTTCGGAATATGAATAAACTCTATGAATTGTTCTACACTGTTTTTGATGTATTTACTGATATAAGATATACATAGTAAAAATGTCACTATTAGCAAAAATACATATAAAAATTTGAACTTTTGCATATTTAACATATATATACTTTTTTTGTATTAATCAGAATTAAATATGCTTAGTGTTTTCAATTGAATATTCTAATACCATGACATGAGGTAGGCATTTATATAAATTTAGAATGACGATATACACGAACTACGCTTTCCTGATACATGATTGTTACCAAATTCACTTCCTGAAAACTTACAGTAACTTACACTCGTTTCAATATTTAATGTAAAATCTTTCCTGAGTTTTGACAAATATATAATAGTATTGTAATAAATGATTGTTTTAATCATATTGTTGTTTTTTTGCATGATTGCATTATTCATATATATATACAACAAAAATCCAAAAGAAATATTTATCAATGATACTGTTGAAATTCCATATACAGTGTTACCGAAAGAAACTAAACTTGTAAATCAACACATTCCAAGAGTTATTTATCAGACTTTTAAGAGCAATTCAATAAATACAAAATTATATGAAAATGTAGAATCATGGATCAATCTAAATCCTTCGTATCAATACGAGTTTTACGACGACGCACGAATTAGAAACTTTTTATCACGAGAGTATGGTCCAAAATATGTTGAACGATTTGATAGTATTAAGGTGGGTGCTTCCAAATCTGATTATTTTCGCATTTTAATCATTTATAAATTTGGTGGGGTGTATGCTGATTTAGATAACAAATTGTTAAAACCATTAGATGAAATCATCAAACCTGAAGATACTGAAATATTACACAAACAAATTAATAACTGGTATGATACACATGTATTAATGATGAGTCCAAATAACGAACTATTATATAATTGTATTCAAATTATTAACAAAAATATTGATGATAAAACTGAAGGAACAGCTATAGATGTAACAGGTCCAAATGTTTTGCGTAAAGTTATTAAAAGTAAAAAGTATATTCCTAAAAAAATTGTGCATCAAAATGATTATATAAAAGTTCATAATATATATCATTCCGAAAAGAATTATGTATATTGGAAAGATATTCATTACATATTCTAAATTAAACCGTGATGGTGTGCCAAGAAATGAAACACATTATCTTTGGATTTTTCCATCAAATTTGAAGACTTTTCACTATGGTCCAATTTGTACAGAGGTGATTGTAGTGTTTTCATATGTTGTTTCATGTCTTCAGGAACATGTTCATGATGTCTTTCTTTAAATTTTAATTTGTGAGGTATGTTGGCACTAATATGATCAACATCATCCCATTGTTTTTTGAATTTTGAATCAGAATTGTATAATTCATTAAACATATAATGGAATTGAAAATAAGTCTCTGGTTTAACTTTATCAATCCAGTATGCGTTATACACTTCGCAAAATTTATCTATGATATAATTTGATCGCTTACTGTATAAAAACCAATTAGCAATGAGTCTATCAGTTGATGGGTTTGAAAACGCAAAAAAGGAATCATATTTAGTGATCCAATCATTTAGAGGTCTGGTACAAAAAGTGGTCGCGTCTGCCCATACAGAATTTTCATATATTTTCAACAAGTTTATGCGTAATATGTCTGATCGGAAAACAATAGACTGTACATTCCAAAAGTTCGGAACGAATTTTGTAATATCAATGTATTTTTCAATAGAAGATCGATCTAGTTTGATTATATTCCAATCAGTTGTGTTGTATTTTTCCCATGACTTCAAACACATTTTACAAATATATGGTGCATCATCCCAACCTTGTTCCCAGTATATGAATAATTTTGGTTTTGTAACAAACAATTCGCGATTTGATTTGTAAAAACGAGTATATAAAATTAACCCAAATACAATAAACACAATTAAAGCAATAATGATAATAAAATGTTTGTATAATGTTCTGATCATTTTTATTATACAGAATGTTTATTTATTAAGTATTCTATAACTGTTCCTTTATCAAATCTTTTATAATCGCTTATTCCATGTTTCGATGTCAATTTTATAAAGAATTTATTTTCCAGTTGTTGCATGAGTTCTGTGTTGATTGGTTGTAACATAAGAGATGATGAATTGGCAATGACTTTATGACCCATTTTTTTGTTGTTAGATGTTTTCAATAGTTGTTTTTGTTTTATAACATTCCAATCAATGTGTTTGTCGAATTCTCTGAACATTAATTTACCAATGTATAAATAATCTATTTGTTGTATTTCATTATCTGTTAAATTTACAAAGTGATGATTCATAGTTAAAGAAACCTTCTTGAATATCGGATTTCCTTTTTTATTGAATATAAAGTTATAGGTATGTATTTTACTATCAAAATCAAATGGAAACCAAAAGTCATATTTTGTTTGAATTCGATCATAGTATTTTAATATGGGGGTTGTACACATTTGTGTAGCGTCAACCCAAAAACCACCATGATTCGCTAGGAGATTAACCCTAAGAAGATCTGATGACGCTGTCTTGCTTTTATTAAGTTTGATTCTATTTGTAATATTCAATACATCATTCGATAAATAATTCTTAATATTCTTATTATCCAGCGCAATAATGTCAAAGTGATTTTGATTGTATTTTTCCCATGACTTCAAACACATTTTACAAATATATGGTGCATCATCCCAACCTTGTTCCCAGTATATGAATAATTTTGGTTTTGTAACAAACAATTCGCGATTTGA